CTGAATAATCTGCGTCTGAATCTGCGCCGTGGTGAGCGTTGCCGAGGCTGTGAGCGCTGTGGGCGTTGGCTGTGCGGGGATCATAGTTGCAGATACCGTGCCGCTTGTGATCTTAACACCCGCAGAATCTTGATACGCCATGCTCCCCAAATACTGATTCAGAGGCACTTGGTTGGCTCTGTACCCAACGTCACTCACGCCAACGAACACTTGTGAGCCATCGTCAGCCGCAGACAAGGCGTCTTGGTAGGCGAGTCTACCCAAGTATTGATTCAGCGGGATTTGGTTGGCTGCGTAGCCAATGTCTGTAATGCCAACGCCTTGCGTCCACGTTGGTGTGCCGCCCGCACCTGCTGAGGTTAAAAAGTAACCACTCGTACCCGCAGCGCCACCGAAGGTGACTTGGTTTAGCGTCGCAACGCCTGTGACCGTTAGGTTAGCAAAAGTGCCTGTGCTTGTGCCCGCAATCTTTTGCCAGACCGAGCCGTTAAACGCAACCCAATCGCCCACCGCCCAAGATGAAATGCCGTTAAGCGTGGTGGAGCCCGCCACAGACACAATGTAGTAGTAGCCCGCCGTGCCCACTGAGGAGGTCAGCGTGGGAGTGTTTGTCGATGCGTTCCAAGTGCCTTGATAGGTGTTAGGCACCGCGCCCGTTGAGACGCTAGTAACCTGACCTTGGGCGTTGACTGTGATGATCGGAAATGAGCTGCTATTGCCGTAGGTGCCTGCAGCAACGCCTGTGTTGTTAATTGCAATCGTGACAGGCGCAGAGCCGTCAAACAACGTGCCTGACAGTCCTGTGCCGATCGTAAGTGGGTTGGTGGTATTAGCAGGTATGGTGGCTGAACCACCTAAGCTAACAGTGTTGCCGTTGATGGTAACCGCTGAGTTAACAAGCTGCGCGTTGGTAATAAGCCCCGACAGGTTTGTCGTGGGGATGGTAGAGGACGCCGTAGCAGCCGCCGGACCGTTGCTGAACAAATAACCTACTAATGCAGACGCACCTGTACCGCCGTTTGTGCTGCTGACCGTTCCGCTTAACGAGGTGGCGGGTATAGTGGTCGATGCCGTAGCGGGGCTTGCACCGTTGCTGTACAGATAGCCTGTCAGCGCTGACGCACCTGTACCACCATTCGCAGAATTTAAGATGCCACTGAGCGTGACCACACCCGCCGTGGGCGAGCTAGGTGCAAAGCCCGTGGTGCCTGCGCTAAATGTTGTGACACCGCTCGTTAAGAATTGCGTCCACGACGTGCCGTTGTAGCCCTCAAAGGCGGTTAGATCGCTGTTTAAGCGCACCGCACCTGTGTTGGCGCTACGTTGCAGTGTGGTGCCGATAGGCAGCGTTAGACCCGCATTGCCACCGATGACAGGGTCATTCGCAATGCTCACGGTCGGGTTGCCAACGCCGTTACCGTTTGTAATGCCGATCTGATTAGCCGTACCCGTAATCGTGACAGGCGAGAGCGCTGAGCCGTTCACCGCGAGCATACCCGTGCCTGATGTATTCGCCAACGCCAAGGGCAAGCCTGTCAGCGCAAAGGTGGGGTTGCCGCTGATGCCATCGCCATTTGTCACGCCAATGCCTGAGCCGCTCACAGCAAGCGATCGAGCAACGATGGTATTAGCAGCGCTCTTAACGATTACGCCTGTTCCTGCGCCTTCTAGCGATCCTGAGGTGCCGTTCAGAGAGATAGAGTACGCACCCTGAGCACCACCGTCGGTGATGCCAAGCCCTGCGCCTGTTGAGAAGTAGCGGCTATTAGGTAAAGTCGGCTGCTGACCGACTGTTAGAAATGTTTGGGTTTGGCTTGGGCTTTGGGTGATCGCCGAGACTGTTGTCTGAACCGTTAGACCATTTTGGACAACAGGTACTAGCTCTGCGCCCGTGATGGGGCTTGGAGCAGTTGGCAAGCCAATAATTTCAACATCTGCCATTATGGACTCAATACATTCAAGTTGCCGTTATTCGGGGTATTGCCTTGTGTGATCGCCAAGCCTGTGTCTGCTGTGTTAGGGCTAACAATAATGTTGTTATGCACCTGTGCAACGTCCACATCGGGGCGAGGAAAACGTAAACTAATTCTTTCTGTCGGACGAGGGGCAAGTCGGTATGGATCCCATTGGTCAGAGCAAGCATCTGAGCAAACTTTGATCGCAGGTATGTTGCCGTCTGCACGCATATCAGAATACGGGCGTTTAAATTTACACCTGTCACATATGAATATGCTTAGCGAACTATTGCCGAGCGTGTCAAGGAATCTAGGCATTTTTAGCCTCTTTTTTCTTTTTGGCTATTATTGCTTTTAATTTTTCTTTTTGCTCTACAGACATCGGAATGCCTTTATTTGGCGGAGATTTTCCGGCATTGGCAATACTTAAAGCAAGTTTTTTTTCTTCTGAACAAGGGATGCCTGCGTATTTTTTACCTTTATTCCAAGGAATACGTCCTTTTCTATTTTGAGACATTTTTTCTTTAGTTGCATCAGACGCAGTTGCACCTGTTTTTGCAATTCGTATTTTTTCTCTAACCTCTAATGGTCGTGGTTGTCCTTGATATTTAATACCTTTGTTCCAAGGTATAAAACCAATGCGAGATTTGTTAAATGCGTCTTTTCTCGCTTGACCCCATACAACTCCTGTATGTGCAATGCTTAATTTTTTACGCGATTGCTCAGAATGTGTTTTACCCAACATTGGATGAACATCATTGATAATCATTTTTCCTGCAGCACGGTTGTAGCAAGTGCCCTTGTCTTTAAGCAATTGCTTAATGATCGCAACTTCTAATGCAGCGCAGTCATTTAAAGTGCCAGTAGCAATGATTTGCCGTGTAAAGTCTGTTGGGCGCTCACGATACTGAGCCATCATTGGTTTAGACGAGCAGATATAACCGTCAGTCTGGGCGCCTTTATGCACCCCGACATAAATCTTGGCGGTTTTGCAATCTGACCACGAATAAACAAAGGCTTCCATAGTGTGTTTATTTTAACTTATCATCGTGTATATGGTGAAATATTTACGCCAAAATATATAGGACTTTTATCGCGGTTTTCATTCTGTGCTAACAGCAAGTGTTTTTCATATTGCTGCTCAAGATAACTTATTCTTGCAGGATCAACTTGTGGTAATTCCAATGCCATTTGCCAAGCCAAGCCGTTTTGAATAGCAAGCTGCATATACTGCGGAATCTCAATCTGACCGCTCAAGTCGCCGACGTCTTGAATGTAACGGTTCAACCACAGCTCAAGCTGAGGCTGTATGCTGTTAGGCACTGGCCATACTTCCATGTTCGGCTGCGGGATCGTGCGATTGAACCAATACTGCAGTGGTCGCAGCGCTGTGAATGAGCGATTCGGCAGCGAGCTGTAGTCGTCACGGTTCATGCGAGCCATGTTGATTGACATCGGGTTTGTGCCAAAAACGACCTGATAAAAGCCCATATTCACGCCTGAAACTTGCTGAATACGCCAAAAAGGTGCTGTCACAGAGGGATCAAGATCGTAATAAATCCAAGTGTTTGCTGACCAAGTCACCGCGCCTGGGGCGTACACCGTCACCCAATTCGTGCCATCTTGCGAATACTGCAGATTCACCGTCACCGAGCCTGATACTGCGGGCAAGATGCCGATCGTGGTGATGTAGACAGGGCTGCTCGTGCCGTTTGCAATGCCGATAGCGCCCGTGTTTGTGCTGAGTTGACATACTAAGTTGCCCACGCCGTTAAAAGCGTTCAGAGTCACGCCTGACGTGCTGTAAGCGCCTGTGCTGACGTTGGTCAGCGTGCGATAGTTAGCGTTGAGCACGTCAACCGTGCCGACAGGCAAGAAATACTCATACTGATCGGGCTGCAGACCAACAATCACTTTGTTGATTGCCCAGTAATTCACCCCGTAATTGCTCAGACTTGAGAGCAGGTAGTACAGGCTTTCTTTAGCAGCCTGAACCTGCTCAATCGTTAACTCTTCTGCGAGCTTACCCGCACGGCGAGCACCGTGGTCAATCAACTGTTGAACCGAGATCGTAGTCTGAGAGACTGTGCCGCTAGTTGACATCTACCACCCCGGACATTTCCAACGTTTTAACGAGGCTTTTGCGCGTGGCGCATCACCGCTTGCGTGCTTGACTACGCCGTTCATGCGTGCGCAAAATGAATCCTTGCGACTACCGCCCTGTGGCTGCGGTGCTTTCAAGTGGCTACCAGTTGCTGCATTGTACTTAGCGCGACCCTTGGCAGTCAGTCCTGCGCCTTGCTTGGTGGGGAGCTTTTCTCCTCGCCCAATAGCAAGAGAAACGCCCCCATCTTTCTTGCGAACAGTTTTAGCAGACTCCCTAAAAGCCTCAGCAGTTGGAGCACCCTTGCTGTTAGGCTTGCGCATATGCTCTTTAGAGCCGTGAGCAATGCGCTCTTGCTTGGCATGGATATTGTCATATAAACCGCCTTTTTTCATCTTGTCAGCCGCTGCAAACTCCTTGCCCACCGACTGAGGTACACCACCGAACCCACCTTTCGTATGGGCGGCGGCTTGCATCAGACGTTTTTGGGCAGGGGATTTGCTAGGCATGATTAAGTGCCGCTGCCGGTAACGTTGTTGTTGTTTTGAATCAAAACGCCACCAATGTTAACGCTCACCACCGCTGCGGTTGCAGCGCTACTTGCAATTTGGAATCGCAAATCCGTTCCACCGACATAAGGGAAGGGAAAATGTCGCTGCACTTCGTATGAAGTGTTGTACGGCGTTTGAACAATAACCCTTTGCACGCCTGATGAAGAGTTGGTCAATGCACGATAAGTAGTGTAGTTCGCTGTATTACCATTAAAAGATGAATACGCGCCGTACCTGTAGCCATAAAAAGTAAAGCCATTTGGCACAGTGTAGACGCCCATCTGCGATGTGCCGATGCTAGTCGTCACGCCGTTAACGACTTGCGTATTGATTTGTGCGTAAACGGTGCTGCTGACAGACAGGGTAATGACGCCTGTGGGGTTTGTTGCTGAACCCACAGAAACTGATATGTTATTGATGCGGAAATACGAGTTGACGGTTGTTACGTTCGTCGTTCCGTTTAATACTAAGTTCTCAGAAATTACGTTGTAATTTGTATCTAACCCAGTAATTGTGATGGTAGCGGTGTCTGTGTTGACTGTGCTAACCAAGGTCATCGTAGAGGCAGATGTCGGGAACGCATAATCGGCGGTTGCCATGTTCTCCCAAACTGTTCTAAATAGTGCTGCCGTAGCGGGCGTCGTGCCGTATGCAAAGATATTGGCAATACTGTGCCCCATAATCTGACTACGGGAGACTTGCAGCTCAAACGGCTCGTATGCGCCATTACGGGTGACTGACGCAACAATGTTATTGCTCATAGCTATCCTTTAAAAAGCAGGGGCACTAAGCCCCCGCTATTTAGTAGTTACAAATGCCGCCCTTGGCTTTGTGCATGACGTGACCGCCTTTCTTCATCGGGTGATGGTCAATTTTCTCGTGCCCGTGCGCATGCTTTGCAGAATGCTCGTGCATGTGAATGTGACCGCCCTCGGCATGATGATGCTTTGCTTTGTGATGGGAAACGTGACCGCCATGAGCGTAGCCTGCTGGCGCTTCTTTGATGCCTTTAGTGCCTGCTGGCTTGGTAGGCATCTTAGGACCGCCGTGCATCTCAGTGTTCTCGTAAGACTTGACTGAGCCGCCGCGAGCGTAAGCCATTTTATTTTCAACACCGCTAGTCTTGGTGCTAAAACCCTTAGCTTGCTTAGCGCCGACGACTTTCGTCTTGGCTTCTGAGGCTACCGTATCGTGCTCGATTTTACCGCCACGTTTGTAGCCCGGACCCTCGACGCCGCCAGTAACACGCTTAGAGTCAGGGCGAGTCGCCTCGATGCCGCCTAAAAGACCGCCGGGCGTAGGGCGAGCCATGCCACCACGTTTAAGACCGTGATGAGCTTTGCCTGCCTTTTCGCTTTCGTGATGCTTGAGCTCTTTCTTGATGCCCTTGATCTCGCGCTCTTCTTTGGCTTCCATCGCCTTGCTTTCAACTTCACCGCCTTTCTTGCGCATCATCGGCGCGCCACGACCCGCCATCGCAGCCTGTAGCATCGCTGCGCGTGGGTTAGGGCGTGCTGAGGGCATCGGGCGACGCCCCATAGGCATCGGTGCTGCGCCCATAGGCAATGCACCACCCATAGCCATGTGCTTCTTATGCGCATGACCGCCGCGCTTCATCTTGACTTCGTCATCAGAAGGCTCAGTGGTCTTCATCTTTGGTTCACGTTTAAAACCCATGATCTATACCCCTTTAGGCTTGTGTGACGCCGAGAGCGCCAAGACGGGTTGAGTTCGGACCAACTGCAATAGCAGGCATGGCAATCGAAAGAACCAAGCGGTTTTGACCGTTAGGGCTGTATGTACCCGTGTTAGGTACATAAGTACCACGAACGTCGCCGGTGCTTGAGGTAGCAGGATTGGTCATATCAGCAGCTACAAAAGTACCCGTATCAGGAGCAAGCTGACCTGCCCAACCCGGATCAATAATGTAACCACCGTCAATAATACGAACTGGCGAACCAAAGATGTTCGACGTTCCGACTGCAATCGTACCGCCGCAGTTACCAGCAACAGCGACTTGGCTGATTTGGTAAAAAGCTTTCTTGCCGTTCACGGTGGTTGACTGAGTTGTGCCAGTCGAAATAACTTGCGTCATTGGCTGGTTGTAATAGTCATAACCAGAAATGGTGACGTTGGTAGCGGTGATCGTACCCGTACCGATGGTGATGCTAACTGCACGAGGGCTATCCAACTGAATAACAGTCGTACCGTCTGAGCGAACAACCGAAGTTGTGCCAGCACCTGCTGCCAACGTAGCGTTACCTGCCGTGCTATAGGAAGCTGCGGTGGAGATGTTGTTGGTAGCCGAAGCCTCTGGGATAACATCCCAAATGTAAACACGACCGAGTGGGCCAACGCCTAGGGGCATCGGAGCTGGATCGCCAAGATAGTTGTTACCCGATGCATACATCGTTTCAGCCGAACCTACGGTTGAAGATGTGTTCAGGGTGTAAGTGCCTACGCCACCCGAACCGGTGCCGAAAGCCGTAATGTAAGAACCTGCTGTTACGCTTGAGCCGGCAATGTATTGACCCAACACGATTGGATCGCCAGACTGCAAAGCAGTAATAGTAAGGGTGGTGCCGGAAATTGTTCCGGTGAAAACTGAGCTAATTGCGTTCTTAGCCAAGCCCATATAAGTTGGGGCTGTACCTAAGTATAGGTCGTCTGAAAATTGAGGCATTTTAAAACTCCTGTGGCTTGAACCACTCGGGGTTAATCGGATAAATACTTTATTGCAGACTTTAAACTATGAATGCTATCTTTGAACAGCCCCAGTCCACGATTGCAGGCTAAACAAAGCAATCCCCTTGCCTTCCCAGATTTGTGCGAGTGATCAACGGCAAGACGTAATGTCCGTCCTTTAATCTTTGCTGTTTCTGGACTTTTACAAATAGCGCAAGCGCCATTTTGATCGGCAAGTTTCTTGTTGTACCACTCAAGATCGACGCCATATTTCCGACGCAAGTCTTGGTCAAAGTAATAATTTGGATTGATTTCACGAGACTTACGATGCCACTCTCCAGCGTATTTCTTGTGATCATCTGATAACCCCTGCGGCTCTCGCCAATAGAAATTATCTTTTGACCAAGGCTGCGATGCGTCCGACCTAAATGCTTTTCCATTCTCTGGCTTGTCTGGAATTTCTGATACGAATTTCCAAAAATCATCAGCCCAATCTGGCGGAATGTTCTGACGATGGTATCGACGCAATCCACACCATGCTTTGTAAGCCGGATGCTTTTCACGCTTTCCCCAGTCGTCAGAATGTCCTGCATTTACATCTCCGTGTCGTTTTACACGCTTGTCGTGCATCTGGCATAAACCATTTGCAATCGACGGTTTAGAGCAACTTATGACATAGCACTTACTTGGCATTTTACCCTCCTAGGCTGTGACACCTAGGATTGTACCATTCCTCGTTATGCTATACCAGTCCGCTACACGCCAGGCGTTCCATACACAGCGCGTGGGTCGGTCCACGAAATCGTGTAACGCTCTGTTGCCTTGTAACGCATGGAGTCAGTTTCGAAGTCCCCCTCCATCGTTTTCTCAAGACCACGACGCATCATCAACTTCAGACCCTCAGGGGCGTCAGTCTGCACCCACCAGTTGGTGGCTGAAGTCAGACGACTCAGCACAGCAGCGCCTTCGGGCATCAGACCAATCGACTTGACTGGGTTGATGTCGTTGTTAGCGGTGCCAGTACGGAGCACAGACTTCAACAGAACTTCGGCTTGGAACACGTTGCCGGGCGCAACAATCAACTTCAGCGGCTGAAGACGGATCTTCTTACCGTTGTTGTCCACTGCCTGACGCACTTGGATGAGCATCTGCTCAAGCGAAGTTTGCGACAAGTTAGCTGCAGTCGAGAGTTGGTTGCTGAATGTACCGTTAACGATCGGGTGTGCAGTGTTGGTGAGCGAGACGCCGTCGCCGCCGGTGTAGCTGCTATTGAACGCACGGTTCAATACGTTAGCTGCGAGCAGTTCTTTTGTCTCAACCAGCGATTGCGCTAAGTGCTTAGCGTAGACCTGACCGATGCGGATGTGATCGCCGTCCTCAACCAGCACTTTGGTCAACGCAAAGGCTAAGCCATACACGTTATACACATAGCGTTGGAGGAACAGCACGCCGCCCTGCTGATACGAGACGGGAGTTCCGTCAGGTAACTGAGGAGCCGCGCCAAAGCCGTACAGGACGGGTTCTTCGTGGTAGTTGCGTGGAATGCCCATCTGTTCGCGGAACACATGGCTCCACTCATCAGAGCGTTGGTCATAGACTCCGTCGAAGCATTCATTGAGAATTGGCTCAACGATACTTCTAAAGTCGGTACTGCGCATTGGAGCTGCCATTTGTCATCTCCCCTTAAATAGCGTTAACAGTTGCGATGAACTGAGGCTTGCTGACCTGTACGCGCACGATAACGTAGGCGTCACCCCAGTTGTTATCTGTGTACGGTGCGATGTCAACAACACGGAACTGACCAAGGCTACCTGAGCCAACGAGCGATGCCGACAGAGTCATCTGTGACAGACCGGTGGTGGTAGAGCCTGCAGTGAAGTTGCTCAAGTTAGCTTCGTTGCCGATAGCTGTTTGAGCCATAGTGCCGTCAGTTTGAATTTCGTAAACGATTTGTTGGTCGTTGTAGAAATAGGCGATGATGCTACCGGCGATTGCAGTAGTGCCTGCAGGCCAATAGTTCGATACGCGACGACGACCAGTCGTGTCAGTCCACTCGACGCCTGCAAAGGCACCGGAGACTTGACCGCTGTTGGTTGTAGTGTCAAGAACTGGCAGAATCACGCCAGCGTTAGGTGAGTACTGAACAGCTTGACCCTTCAGGATGGCAGTGCCATAGCCCGAGGTAATGCCGTTAGCCAGTGCTTGTGCGCGTTCCAACCCAGTTGGGAAATACGCAGGTCGCAGGCCAAAAGGTGCAGAGGTTGCACTCATAGGATGCTCCTAAAAAACGGTTAAAGGGATAATGTTTTCGCTTTCTTCAAAGCTACAGGCAAAATCATCTAAAACATGATTTTTAGGACTGAATTTGTTTGGATACCTGCTTTTTACAAAGCGGGTATCCATATACGACATATTTTAATACTATTTTGCTGAAAGTAAAGCAACTTAATTAAAAGTTGGTAACCTAACACCGCTTTCGTCTGGCAAACCGCCCTCAATAGCGCCCACAGCCTTGCCCGTGCGGTCGCGTTGGCTCACCAATTGCTCTTGATCGACGCGAATCTTGTCGGCTTCGTCCATCGGCTGGAAGTGGTGATGCTCGAGCATGATGTCTTGATACACATCCATCGGCATCTTGCACAGCAGCATCTCGTTACACATAATGTGCCCAGATTGGTCACCCTCTTTGACTTTGTACATGTCGTAGCCGGGCATCTCGTCGGCACGCACAGGCGTGTAACCAAGCGAAAAACGACGATGGATCGGGTCGTACTGGCTATTTGTAGCGAGCCAACAGAGGTGAAAGCCTGGGATATCAGGGATATTCGGCAACACCGTCTGTTGAAACTCATTACGCGCACGACGACGCTCACGAGTTAACGGGAAGCCCTCTTCAGGCGCTGCGCGTGAGCTATCTTGCTCAGTGCGGTTCTTGCGGCTGTCGCCGGCTGATCTTTTTAAACGGTTATCCATTATGCGTTCCTTTTGTTTTCTCTATCGTATTTTGCGTAGGATTTGATCATCTTTGCACGTTGATCAGGGTTATCCCAAGCGCCCATGTCTTTAATTGCCTGCACCCGATCTGCGGAGAGCCTAAAGTCCACACCGCCGCTTGATGACGCCGATTCACGCCCTGAGCTAGTCTGAATCGAGCGATGCTTCGGTTTGTCTTTCTTTTTGCCCATGTCGGACTCCATGCGGTGGGGTAGGTACTTAGCGACTCGATCATCGAGCTCTTCCCAGTATTCTTGGGTCGAGGGGTCATAGCCCTCGTCAGTGAGCTTTTTGTCTAAGCGCTGAGCGATCTCAGAGTCCATGTCTTTCGCTTGCGGGTCGTACCACTTGTTGCGCTCCATCCAAGCTGCTGCGTTGCGCTGCACAGAAGGATCAGGCACATTCATCGTGGGCTTAGGCGGTTGCGACATCTGTCGTGTTGCTTGATCTTTGATAGATTTAAGCGACTCAACTTTGCGCTGCGACTCATACATCAGCTCTTGCGCTTTGACGACTGCGTCACCGTCTTGGTTAGCAACAGCCTCACGCATTTTCATCTTTGCGTACTCGATCTGCACTTCTGTGTCATCGATCGCTTTGTCAACGCGAGCGAGTTCAGCGCCAGAGGTGCGCTTTTCAAGATGCGCTAAACGCTCAGCAAGTTGCTGATTTTGTGTGCGTAAGTTGTTGATTAAATGGCTAGACTCTTTCGTCTTTTCACGATGAATCTGCTTCTTGAGCTTGCGCTCTTCGCGTCGCGCAGCACGAATCTGCTCACGATCAGGGTCAGAGTCTAAGCC